ATCCCACTTTTTCTTCAGTATCTTTGCTAGCTTAAGGGATGCGGTCCCAGTGCTTCGCATAATTCTATTGGGCGGTGTGCCTTCTGTGTACCACCAATTTGGACTGTCTCCTCTGCGATAAAGCCTACTCAATTTGAAATTCCATTAATAATAACAGATTTGCTTAATACTTTTACAGGTTTTGATTTCCAATCCAGTAAAATATAACATATAGTGTTGCAATAGTTTTCATTAACTAGATATTTAACAGGAATAACCATATAATGTAACCCAGCAACCCATTTTAACGAATCTAAAACAGTAGGAAGGTTGCGAGTCATTTTTTTTAATTCACTTAAGGACTCTTTGTCAATAATTTTATCAACAGGGTGTTCGTTTGTTATGTGCCATTTATTTTCTGAAAAATATTGACTTCTTAAATCCTCAGGAGAAATATTTAAATTCTCACCTAATATACTTAAACCCTTTATGTTGGATATTTTTCTTTCTATTGGTTTTAAGCTAAATATATTTTTCATTTCTACTGTTGTTTCCATATCAGCTTGAACATCGTCAAATTTCATTTTTTGTAACGGTTGGCTTTCTATAACATTTTTTAACATAACTAATTCGCGTTGCTGTTGTTCTATCTTGTCTTTTTGTAAGTCAATTATATATTGACTATCTACATTCATTTTTTCCTCCGAGTCTTTAATTGTAATTTTTTTGTTTTTTATTTTTATATTATCTTTTTTATAAACTTTTAAAAAGCCATCTTCACTTGATTTTTCCTCAATATAATCAACAACCGATGTATTATATGTTTTACAATATTTTTGAATAATAGACATTGGCATTCGTTTTCTAGCTTTCCAATTTGAAACCGCTGCGGGCGATACATCAAATATTTTTGCCAGCTCGGCATCTGAATAAATTTCTTGTTCTAGCTTTATTTTATTTAGTATAAATTGTATATTCATAACAAAAAGTATTTTTTATTAACAAAATGTGTATTAACTTCACCAAGCTTGTGTATCTATTACATAAACACAATAACCATACACAAACATACACAAAAGAACACAAAAAAGCAAGAAAAAGGGATATAAATGGCAGAGTTTCTAACAGTTTCACAGGTTGCCGATGAGCTAAAAGTGTCAACAGGTACGATTAGGCAGTACATACAAACAGGAAAACTAAAAGCTAGCAAACCAGGTGGGAAGAAATTTATCATCTTAAAAGCCGAGCTTTTGAGGTTTGTTAATAAAGCAACCTATAAACCATTAGCTACTCTTTAATTATTAGTTCTGTAACGTTAGTGAAAGAACTAATAATTAAAAGGGAGCAATGAAAAAAGCAGAATCAGTAGCAAGAAAAGAATGTGCCAACTATAACGGTGGCAAATGTCTAGGAGTTATGTTTACAAGAATTAATGGCAAAATAAATGTCAAGGTTGACAGCAGTTTTGCAGGCAAGGATTGTTCAAAGTGCCTAGATAAATGTTTATATTTTAACAATATAGTAATAGGGAGCAAAATACATGCCTAAAGATGATGTCGTTTTAAAAATGCGAATAGAGAGAACGAATAAAACTACCGAAGAAGATGTTAAGAGATTTTACATAACTGTAAATAGAATGGCAGAAAACTTAGGATTTAATGTAATTGCACCCAAAGAAAACAGCCAACACCTAGCGCTTAGAGGAGAAACAAAAGATGAGTGAGGAATTTCAAGCATTAGATGAACTTCACGATGAAGTAAAAGAAACCGATATTACAGAAATTCATGCAGACCAAATGTTATACAAAATATCTCAATTAGAAAAAGAAATTGAGGAAATAAAAGAGAAACAAATGGAATCTGCTGAGTTTTACGATAGGAGAATAGCGTCGGTTTTAAAACAAATACAATATAGAGCAAATATTCTTGAATCTTTTATGTTAAACGAGATTAAAGCTACGAATAAAAAAACATCAAAGATGCCAAACGGAACCCTTAGGATGACAACTAGGACGGTAAAACGATTTGGGGAAAACGATGATTTAATCAAGTTTTCTTATGCTCATAATATACCAACTAGGGTTACAGAAAAACCCGACAAGAAGGCGATTTCTGATTATATAAAAGAAACTGCACACATTCCAGATGGCTACGAAGAGGAAGTGGAGACATCGTTTTCTTACAAGACCAACAACCAACAATAAGGAGATAATATGCCAGTAAAAATACATGGAAAAGATTATCGCACTGTAGCAGAGCGCGTAGAGCTTTTTCATCAAAATCACAAAAACGCTGAAAAAAGCATTACCACAGAAATACTGCACAACGATGAAAGTACGGTAATGATGAAAACTACCGTTACCGTAGGAGATTCTACCTATACGGGGCATGCCGTTGAGGTTTACAACAGTTCAATGATTAATAAAACGTCTGCATTGGAAAACTGTGAGACATCAGCAATAGGAAGAGCTTTAGCTAGCGCAGGGTTAGGTGGAACTGAATTTGCATCTGCTGATGAAGTTACAAATGCTATTGCCCAACAAAATAAACCCGCAGCGAATAATGGTGCTAGCAACGGAGTTCCTAAAGTTAAAAATCAAGATATATTATTTGAGGAAAGCAAGGAAGGAGAGCCTTTTGATTGGGATGATGGCAGAGAGCAAGCTATCCGTTTTGGAAAACATAAAGGTATGAAGTGGAAGGAAGTACCATTGGATTACTTGCAATGGTTAGCGGAAGGCTCGGATAATGAGCAATGGAAAATGATGGCAAATGCTGAGATTATTGCTAGGGTTACAGATGGGGTAGAGGGCAACGGAGAGACGAAGAAAGAAACGGAAAAAGTAGTTGAGAAGAAACAAGAGTCTATGGCGCTAGCGACAGAAGACGATGACGATTTACCATTCTAGTTATGACACAGAAAAATATAATACTCGATTACTTAAAGAAGAATAAAAGCATTACATCGTGGAAAGCTATACAAGATTTCCATATTACGAGAGTTGCTGATGTTATTCTTAGACTTAGGCAAGAAGGACACAATATAGAGACCAAAAAAGTTACCCACAGAAATTCTAGAACGGGAAAAGTTACACAGTACGCTAAATACGTTTACCATGAACCCATTGTTATTGGAGATAATTACTCTCTTGCGTTGGTATAGACTCGATAAAAACAAAGGGGGTATACCTTTTGCTCCTCGCCCCCTTTGTCGGGAGTTTATGTATGCCAAGTAGGAGCAAGCAAAAAGGAAACCGATTTGAAAGAGAGGTAACCAATATTGCCAAAGAATACGATATAGATTCACAAAGAGCATATGCAAGTAATGGTTTATCTCTTGGACACTCAGAAGAAGTTGATGTTTTATTAAGCACACCCAATAAAGATTGGCGAGTGCAATGCAAAGTAAGAAAAAACATAGCAAGCTGGATAAAACCCGATGCTAGCGTAGTGGACCTTCAGGTCGTTAAGGAAGATAGGGGTACGATATATGCTGTACTGCCTTATGAGAATTTTCTTGAATTAATAGCAGATGATGAAGAATATAGAAATAGCGCTCAAGAAAAACATGACGATGAAAGAGATTATCACAAAGCAAGAAGAGAGGATATAGAAAGTGGTATTAAAGAACAACTTTAAAATCGGAGACACAGTAACCGCAACAACCATAGGCAAAGATGGGGAGTCAATATTCGTAAGTGGGGAAATTACTTCCTTAACAGATAAATACGCCTTTTTATTAAAAAAATTTCCTAAGAGACAGCATTTTTCCGTAAAAGTGGAAGATATTGTACTTAGGAACAAGTAAAGGAGAATACATGCCAAGAAAAAATGGAAAAGCACCTGCATTTATGTTATATGCTAGCGACTTTGTGTCTGATATGAAAGTACAGCTTATGAACATGGAAGAAAGAGGTATCTACATTACCTTACTACTTTATCAATGGATTGAAGATTCTTTGCCTACAGAAATAAGTGAGCTTAAAGAATTATGTAAAAATCATGAAAATTTTGAACAAGCTTGGAAAAAGGTTAGCAAATGCTTTGTTGAGAAAAATGGAAAGCTATATAATCCAAGACTTGAAGTTGAAAGAAGCGAACAAAGAAAAAGAGCTGAGAAGAATAGTCAAAATGGAAAAATAGGGGCAATGAAAAGATGGAATAAGAAAGAGGATAGCGAGGCTATAGCCACGCCATTGCCTTCTAATGAAAAAGAAATAGAAATAGAAATTAAAAAACCTAAAAAAGAAAATAAAACAAACGAATATTTAAAAGAATTTGAAAATGAATTTTGGACACTTTACCCAAGAAGAGATAATAAAAAACGAGCTAAAGATAAATATGTGCAACTTAGAAAAAATGGTACAGATAAGGAAATTATTTTAAGTGGGTTAAAGAACTACATTAAACAATGGAGAAGTGCAGGCACTGAACCCGAATTTATTCCTATGGCTAGCACTTGGTTGCATCAAGAAAGATTTGAGGATGAGTTAATTAGCAATATGAAAACCGCTGAAAAATTGGTTATTGCTAAAAAATCATTTGAATACATGTGCATTGAATGTGGCGTAGAAAAAACATTTGAGGAAGAATCGTACGAACTATGTGATTGTGGAGAAGGGATATTAGAAGATAAGAAACATGTTCTTCAGGAGCTAGCTAGAAGAAAGAATACCCCTGGTAAACCAGGGGGCGCAGCGAAGCAAGCTAGCTCACCAGAGAAAACAAAGAACGATTCTGGAGAAATAAAAGATTTTAGTAAGATGTTAAGCAACCTTACAAACTCATTGGGGGCGTAATAATTATTGTAAAAAACGGTTGGCGCGGTTTTATCAACAATAAAACTCTTTTCATGGAAAAATAAACTAAAAATGGTAATTGAGAAAAAAGAGAATGATAAATACGCCCCTAAAAGATATAAAAGAAGTAATACTTTTGATGCGAAAAAAGCAGACCAAGACATTAAGTATTGTAAAAAATGTAACAGATGTTGGGAAATGGTAAGAAGTAGTAACAAATATAAGTTGATACATTATAAAGATTTTCCAACGTACAAACGAGCAAGGGAAACTTGTTTTTTTTGTTTAGAAAAAATAAAAGGCGCGCATGTTATATAGGTTACCCACAACTACACATAACCTTGTTGCTCCGCATGGCATCTCCCATGTGCGCCTTACCATTAGGGAGATGTTTGAAACAAATCTTCGCTTGAAATTCAATCAAATAAATGTATTTGGAATTTTATTCAAATTAAAAACGAGCGAATGGATAAGTAAAACATCTCTCTATGTAAAAATTAAAACATATGATAATTGTTAACATATCAGAATGGATAGTTCAACTCTTTGTATTGGGCTTAGCGCTTATATTTTGGTGCATAGGGCTGTTTTTTCTAGCTTTGCTTATTGACGTTTACTCAAGAATATTAAAAGAAACCTTTGGAGGATTATTATGCCAACTAAAAAGAAAAATATACCACATAATTTTCGCGGTAAAGAAGATATTTTCTTTGCCAAAATTAAAAAAGGACTGAAGCGCTTTCTAGCACCGCCTTCAGCTCACCAGCAAAAGAAAAAAGGTATCCAGCGAGACCCCGAATGCTAGTTACGAAAACTAATAAAACTAAAAAAAAACCTATAAGTAGAAAAAAACTTACAAAGGAATTTGCAAGCTTATATGTTCATTCTCTACCTCATTGGAGAGTAGCGGAATTGGGCGAAAAATACTTAAGAGAAGAATTGAACAAGCTTTCAGAAAAATATTTTGTCGAAAAACTAAAAAATGAACGCTTTGGTGACATTTGCGCACCTCCTGTTGACAAATGGGAATTGTTTGTTAGGTATATAGAGCAACAAAACGCAAAGAAAAAAAGGAGCTAGCATGGAATTATTATATTACACCTGGGAAATATTTACAATGGATGAGAAAAATGCGTGGTGGTTAATGATGGTTGTGTTCTCTGTAACTTGTATTACGTTTATTTATACAAATGTTAAAATCAGGTTAAGTCAGGAAACACAAAGAGCTAGGTTAAAAGAGATTGAATATAAAGTATCGTACATATTTGAGAAAATAAAACGCAAAGATATTAGTAATAGTCAGCTACATATGTTAATTAGTGATAAATTTAAAGAGCTGAACGGAGCTAGCACTGCCAGCCCCGCAGCGGAGCTAGAAAAGGAGAAGCAATGCTAAAAAAAGACTATCAAGACCAACGCGACCACTTAGGGGCGCACCTAAAAAATAGCGTAAGTAAAGTGTATCAAATAACAGACGGCATATTGCAGATTTGCCAGTATGCTAGAAAAGGAAAACTGGGGAAGGGTAGGTCGTTCAAAGAAATAGAAAAGCTAGCACTAGAGTTACGGCACTGGAACGATGTACCTGCTAATATCAGCTATAAGTTTTCGCCTTTGGGTGTGATGGATAAAGAAAAAGAGTGGGAAGAAGAAAAGGAAAAGTCTAATAAGTTTATGTTATCGAAAGATGATGCAGATAATAAAATATATCCTACGCTTAAAGATATTAAAAATGTGTTAGCTACTTAGGTGTGTGATTAATTAAATTAACGCAACAACGAGTCTTTTCTATCGGGTATTCTCCGTCTTAAAGCGCAAGTTGTTGGTTGTTGAAAGGGGTGCGTCAACACCCCTTTCTTTTTATCTAGAAGTATCTAATATTCTAACTAATTGTCGATATTGTGATGCTGAGTATTCTTTCCACTCTTCAGATGATTCTAAAAGTTCACTTATTAAATCTCGAACTTCTTCTAGCACGCTAAACATACTGTCTCTTGATTTTAGGCTATGTATTTTTTTTGCAAAAATATTCTTACCTTTTTCATCCCTTAGATAAAGACCTAATGCGCCACACTTAACTTTGTCATTTATCCTATTCATTACCTCAAGTGTTTTATCGCGTTTTATAATTTCTGACCTTCTAGCATCGCACATCGTACAAATACAATCTTTATTGCCTTTTTCATGTAGGTATAATTTATTTTTTTCCATAACACTCCCTTATTCTAATTAAATAACATTGTAGAATTTTGCTTTATTTTTAATTCATACATAGAGAATCAACGTTGATTTATATATCGTTTAATCTAGGTAGCTTATTTCTCATAGACATAGACTCAATAATCATACGGTCTTTTTCTTTTATATTGTATCTTCTAAGGTTGTGTTCTATTATTTCATCCTTAGTCATCTTCATATCAGTTTGTCTATAACCCCTTTCAACTTTTCCTACCTCATTTGTAACTATTGCAGTTACATCCTTTATTGGGTAGTGTATATCGCTATCTTGAGTTGGTAGCCAACTTAGAACATACCCATCACATAAATCTACTCTGACTAGACTGAGTTTCTTCATTTTTTACTCCTTTTTATTTTATTATTTTTAAAATATTCTCTTAGCGCTCTCCAAACCACTACTTCGGTTGCCATTATTTTTCTAGCAAGCAAAGTTTCTGTTACTTCATCTTTCCTAAACCATTGACTTCTCCACATGTAGTACGACTCTTCAAATAATTGCCCTATTATATCTTTAATATATTTTTCACTTATTGCAATGTCTTTGTCGTGAACTTTTACTTTCATATTATAATTCCTCATCTTCATATACTCTTTCTGCATCCTTTAGTCTCATAATAGTTATTTCTTGCCAATCTTCTTCTTTTTTTTTCATCATTGAACAATCAGAAATACGAATTTCTATTGGTTCATGTATTTTCCATCCAAGTTCTTTAATTAGTTTGTGTGGTATGTTTGCAACATCAGAAGATGTTCCTTTTAATAAACCTTTTACACATCCTTTATCTATGGCTTTTTTTCCTTTCATTTTTTATTCCTTTTCATGTATTTATTTTTAAAATCTTCTATATCTTGCAAGCATGCTTTATAATTCAATACTCCATCTCTCCAATATGAGCAATTATCACAACCCTCTTTTCTTATATCGCACCAACATACAGATTCTTTTTCTTCACATAGGGTGTTAATTCTATCGCTACATGCTATTGAGTAGTGTTGCAAGATAATTTCGATAGACTCATCTTTGGTTTTATTTTCAAATAGGCTCATCATGTTAATATTCCGACATAAGAAATTCGTCAATGTAGATTTCTAGGGTGTCCCAAGATACTCCCAAGCTAGCATCGTGATTACTTTTAACATCGCCAAGTATGTACATGCACTCTTCGTCGGTAAGTTTTACAGAATCTCCATATTTTTTCTTAAACCAATCACGCTCTTGCATGTTTTCTAGCGTATGCTTTATATCGTCAATGTGCCATATAAGTGCGATTGAATTTTCGCTAGTATAACCATCTTGATATGTTGTTACTTTGTTCATTTTTGCTCCTTTTTATTTTCAATTGGCGACCAAATAAACTTTACCATGTCTTTTATAATATTGTCATACCAAATATCATGTTCTGATTTTTTCTTTTTTTTGGGGATTTTATTTTTTTTCATGCTAGCTCTCATTTGTTAGTTTATTAATTATTTTCACAGCGTTTAGGCAAGCGTTTCTGTATCCTATGTCGTATGCTATTACTTCGCCGTCGTTACTTGTGTCCCAATTTTCTATATCAAAATTCCCATTTTCATCGCCGTAGTCTTCAGCTAGCTTTTCCTCTATGTCTGTAGTTAGTTCCCCTAGTTTATTTATAAACGAATTCTTAAAAGCTTGTTTTAACAAGTTCTTTTTTGACACCATTTCGTCTATTATCTCTTCTAGGTATTCGGGATTTTCTCTAAAAATGCTCATTTTTACTCCTTTAGATAAGTTCCATTGCTTTTTTGTATAACTCTCCAACTATACCGCATTGTATTAACCTTTGGCTGTGTAAATAATGCGCTCTATCCACACTTATTTCGCCATCTTGATAAAAGTTTTCGGGTGCATAGTCGGGCATTATTATTGTTTCTATTTGCTTTTTTGTTAATCTTCTGTGGTCGATTCCAACTTCTGCAAGAAGTTTTTTATAATAGTCGCTTAATTTCATGCTATTCCTTTATGTAAAATGTTTTAGGGTCTAGGTTGTTTTTTATTATGTCCACGATAGCTACATCATTTAGATTGAAACAATGTTTGCAAGAAAGAATACCACCTTGCAATCCTACGCTATCAATAAAACGATAATCTTTTATTTTTATTTTGTGTTTAAAACATATATGGCACATATTATCTCCTTTAATGGTTAATAAAGCCTAACTCGCTTTGCATCAGAGCATTTATAGTTGTAAATATCTTCAATCGCTCTGTTCGCATCTACAATATTCCTTATAAGCCTCAAATTTCTTATTAATTCGACTGGTTTTTGACTTAGCTTAGACATAAATCGCTTGTAGTTAAAATTGGGCGCTTTAAAAAGCTTTAACATTGCATATACAAACGCTCTATGTTTCCATCCATCGTAATATTCCCTACAAGCTCTAAGTCTCATTGCATTTTCTCTAGCTAGCTCAAAGTCTTTTACTTCAAGTGCGCCGTCATAAAACATTTGACTCATAAACTTTTGGTCGCTTGTGTGGTCTGCAAGAATTGTAAGGGATATAGAGTGTCCAAATCCGTATTCTCTTCTGAAGATTAAATATTTTTTATAAGCACCATATCCTTCGGATTTAAAGGATTCTGCATAGTCAATTTCGCTCCAAGTTTTATTGTCTTTATTTAATCGCTTAACGTCTTCAATAGTCAATCCATTTATAACGATATAATAAACGGGTAGCTTGAGATTTTTAATTGCCTCAAATCTATTTTGTCCATCTGCTATCTCGTTTTTTTCATTTACAACAATAGGTACTGCATATTGTTTTTCGCTCATGCTCTTCATAAGCCTATGCACATGAGCCTCATATACGGTTCTGTTGTGTTCCATCTTTTGAAAAATAGAGTAATCATTTGTCATATAAACCGTATTTGCAACTTGTTTTGTTTTTTGCATACTATATTTCCTTTATGTTTAGGGGTTTGGGGGCGGAAACCATGAAACCGCCCCCATAAAAACCAGGTATTTCTACCTGGGGTAGCGTGCTAGCTTATGCTTCGCCTTTGTGGTCTTCAAGTTCAAGTAATCCCTGTACTATGTCACCTGTGATTCCGAGGTCGAATGCTAAGCCTTTTTTCGTAGGAATAAACTCTTCTTTATCTTTTGGTTTCGTCCATACTCGTATCTGTCCAAAGGTTTTATCGTTTACAGTATCTTTTGTGATTAAGATTTTAGTTGTTTCTGAGATGTTTACTTCGTGAAGTGTCATTTTGACTCCTTGTTTGGTTGTTTTTGGTTCTAGGCTTTGCCTATTGTTTGGTTACTAAGCATTAATTCTTTCATCGTGTCTTCGTCTATGTCTTTGGGTAGGTCTATTGGCTTGCCTACCGCTACCTCTATATGTTGTGTGCCGTCGCCATCTGTTTTTGTATTTACTCGCATTTCCATGTCTTCGGGGATGGCTTTCATCGCCCTTGCTAGTCTTGTCGCATCAAATTTTGCAGTTCCTCTCTTCTGATTGTCTATTTTTGTATGGATAGGGGAAATAAGTTCATCTACTTCAGCGGTTATTGTGCTAGCTATCTTTATTCTGTTCTCGATAGGTAAAACGTCTAGGGGTATGCTTGCTATTGCCCTTGCAAAACAATTTAAAAGTATATTGCTTGGTGTGGCTAATGTGTCATGGAAGATTTCTTCAATCTCGTTATTGCCCTCTGTGAGCAGTTTAATTCGTTGGATTAGTTTTTTAATATGGTCTTTCATTCGCTACCTCGTTGGTTGTTTTATTTAATTAATTATTACTTTCACTAAAAGCTCAAGTAATAATTAATAAATGTTTTTGGTTTTTCACACTTCCCAATCGGTTATAATCGTTATAGCATCTCTAGTGCCATATTGCTCTAGCCTATGCTGTTCTACGTTCTCTTGAAATGTTTTCTTATTATTAAAATATTTTGTTATTTCATCGGCAAATTCATAGTCTTTATTAGGCTCACCGTTAATAGTCATTTTCTGCTTTTCGCTACAATTTCCACATATAGCTGTGCCACCTACTAGCACACCGCCAAATGTATCTGCTCCTTCGTTGCAAAAGTCACACACTACAAAGTTTTCGGTTCTAATTACGGTCACTTCTACTCCTTTTATTTAATTAATTATTACTTTCACTAAAGTTTTAAGTAATAATTAATAAATACTTTCAAATTCTGATTTGGTTAAGCACTCTTCATGTACTCTAGTGTATTCGTCTACCCAAATATCGTCATCTAAGGGTATAGGTTTATCACATCTGTCACATTCGTAGCATTGACATACAGCGCACATATACCCCTCGTATTTTTTTGTGCTAGCAGGGATTCTGTTTACATATAAACCACTTCCCCAACTTGTGTCCCTATAACAAAAGACACAGTGATTTTTAATATCTATCATAATTACCCCCTAAACCAATGTGGTTTGTTTGCTAGTTTTTGAAGTGTTTGTGCTAGACCGTCGATAGCTTCGTCGGTTGATTTACAGAATCGTTGTTCTACCGTATGAAGTAGATTTAACTCTCGTTTGTATACATCTGTGGTTTCGCATTGATACCCCATAGATGAATCGCTATCGTATCTTTTATCGAGTAACCCAAACATATAGTCACGAAACAATCCCGAATGCCCTGCGCTCATTAGCCTATGTATATCTAATGGCTCGTTAGACATTTTAATCGGTATGGATATTCCGAGATAGCGCCAATCTCTCTCGCCACTATAGTTGACAAAATTGTAAGCTAGCACCTCGACGGCGTACCCCATTTTAGTTAGGACGTCACTAATCAAAGCTAGCGTGGCTCCAAGTCTCGCAAAATCGCTCTCTTTATGTTTCCAAGAGATAGCCATGTTCATTCCAATACGAACATTCATGCGCTGTGATTTTCTTTCGGTAGTAGACCAATATTGGTCTTGTCCGCCCATAAGTCTAGCCATGCTTAAATCGTCGCCATCGTCTCTCACTACGCGCTTTCTTTTGCATGATAAACCCTTGCCTACAAATTTGGATATTCTCGAATCCATATCCATCTCAGAGCGCAGTTTTTGGTATAGTCGAATAATATAATCCGATGATTGACCAATGGTTAAGGCTCTTTTTAGGTTATGTCTACCGACAACGTATTTTCCATAAGTCCACTCTTCGCGCTCAGAGTCTTTTTCGCCGACTCTATCGAATAAGTATTTATTTTCATGGACACACTTCAGCATAGTTCTCATATCTGGCATGTGCATTATTGCATGCTTACCTTCAAATTCATCGTCGATAATTTTCGGTTCAAGTATTTCTTTATATAATTCGCTCATTATTTATATTCCCTTTTTAGTTCTCTGATATTGACCTTATCAAGTTCCTCTTTCGTCCATCCCGTAGTTATAATGTCGAGTAACTTGCTGTTATTTTTTCCTGCTAGCATCCATTTTTGACCGTCGAGAAAAAGCCTTGTGCTAATCGTACGTCTCACATGATTCTTGTCACATCTATCTCGAAGGCTCCAAAGACAATCTGCCATATTTGTATAATCTCCTGCGAGCGCTCTTTCGATGTTTTTATCATAGTCGACATAAACCTTGACAGCTTGCAATCTATCTAGCGTAGCTAGGTCTAGTTGACCTCTGCCTGCAAAATTGAAGTCGTTACCGTCACCCCATGTATTACTCGCTACAGCTACATGAAAATCGTCATGCTTTCTAGCAAATGGATTTTCTTTATCGTTTGGAGTCGCTAAAACACCTTGATTATCTAGCACACTATTAAATACTAGACCTGCATTTGCATCGAATCCGTCAAATTCGTCCAAACATAGAAAGCTACCATCTCGAAATGCTCTTGATACCGACCCATCAATAAATGTACCGTCAAATGTCATTCTACCCGTCATATGTGACTCAGTAACTCCTGCGCTACCTTTTAGGTACTCGTAGTTACTCTGATTGGTCGAAAATCCCAATGCTCTAGCACACTGTTCAATCAAATGGGACTTACCAGTCCCACTCGGACCACATAACCAAACTCTTTTAAAGAGTTTCAAGCATTCTAGCACAAATGGAAACTGCTTATGTTTAAGACCCGACACATTCTTTACTTCGACGTCTTCGATAAATACTTTTATAGGTCGCTGTAAAGAGTTGATTTTCTTATCTACCTTATCGGATAGCTTTTCGGTCTCGCTACCAAAGGCTTTAATTAAATCGCCCTCTACTTTAGATACTCTGTTGTATATCCCATCCCCTAGTTTTTCTGCTACCTTGTCGGCTAGCATATCCTCTAAGCTACCTGTACCAGCCGAAGGCTGCGGTGTGCTAGCTCCTGGTGTGGGCGTCGGTGTCGGTGTTGGTTTTGGTGTTTGTTTTGGCTGAGTACCGTCAACTAAGAAAGTTATCAGTTCATCTTTATGAAATGATTGCACCCAAGATGATTTAATGCCGTCTTGCTTGCATTTTGCCATAGCTAGCTTTTTTACTCTTTTGTGTGCCATAGCATTTAGTTCGTTATACGAATAATTCATGGTTTTCCTTTTGCCGATTTCGGCGATTGTTGTTGGTTGTTTTATTTTATTATTTCTAGCTTTTTCACTAAAGTTTCAAAGCTAGAAATAATATTAAAGGGTGACTCTCAGCATTTGCAGAGCAAGTCCTAAAATCACCCATAGCACGAGAATAAATCCGAATAAATCGGATTCTAGAAAGTTTACTACGCGTTCTAATAGTTTCATGCTTGTTCCTTTTTTGCTAAATATTCTTTATATCTCTTGATAGTCTCGGTTGCATAGTCCTTGCCATAATCGTGCTTTAGGTAAGATATATCTCCCGACATATACTGACTAGGCTCTTTGCCATATACAATGGCAAATGATTGGTGTTTACTGCCATCTTTCCAAGTCTCTTCAAATATGCCTAAGTCATATTTGCGACCATTTTCACTAATAAATCCTCCTAGCGGAATACAATAACTCCACATACTATGATTTTTGCCATGATAAAATTCCATTTTGTTCTCCTTTTAAGGTTTCTAGCTTTTTCACTTACGTTTCAAAGCTAGAAAACCTTAGTTATTGGTTGTTTTTATAGATTGGTTGGGTAAATAGTATTTATTGGGTCGTAATAAAGAGATTCGCCGTCGTACTTTTCAGAAAAGTAATCTGAATTTCCATTATCGTCGACAATGTTACCATCAAGACTCCATTGTAAAGGATGTTTTTTATGTTCAAGGAATACTATTTGCTGACCTTGTTCATTTATTACTGACCATACTAAAAATGGTGGTAAATGGCTATCTATAAAGGTAATGGAATCATCAAGATAAAATTCGTCGGCTTTTATTCCCCATGTCAAACTCTTTCGGATATTGATTTTTGTTTCCATATCATTAACGTAGTTACCTTCATCATCATGGCTGTCTAGATGATTTTCTAGCAAGATACTTGCTAGCTTATAAAGAGCCGTCCCTTCTTTAATGTGATACCGACCATCATCACCAAAGAAAACATCTTTTTTGAGTCTTTCTTTGGTTCTTTTTTCGTCGGCAAAGGTTGTTAGAACCCTATCAAATCCTTCACATACTTCAAATCTCAAAGAGATTTCTACTCCATGAGGGTGTTCTTCATCCATAAAGATGAATGGCTTTTGTTTTTTCATTCTCTCTATTTCGTTCATTTGGGTGTTTACTCCATTTCGACGGCTATGGTTATTATTCTTGCTAGGGTGTTCTATGCCGTCACTATAGGACATGCTAGCATTTTAGGGTGTTTAGGGTGTAGTCATAAGACTACTCCCTAGCTACTCCATGAGGGTATTTTTCCCTCGGTTTATGGCGAGGCTATAGCGAGGCTATAGCTTGGCTATAGAACCCTAGCTAGGACTCGAACCTAGCTATCCCAAAGGGATAGACCCCTGTCTAGGGTTGGTTTTCGTTGTGTATCTCGTCGGTTACAGTCTACGCGTTGAGATGACTCCAACGCGTGTTACCGTCGGAACTTTCGTCGATGGTAAAGCCGTTAGACAGCGCGCTAATCATCGCGTAGTCTTGCGGGTTCGGTAGGTCGGATTCCTCTCGACGTTCTAACTCAGCTTCGAAGTCGTAGACCGCGCTTAATTTCGCACGGTCTTGCGCGTTCTGGACAAAGCTAGCTAGCTCTGGTTGGCGAAAGTGTTCCTCATACGCGAGAAGAGCTTGCTCTTCTTCGTGCGTAGGAATATCTACGCGTACTGTTCCTGCTTGGGTGTTTACGTCGTTACGGTTAACAACTTCGTTGTTAGGTGTGTATGGATGTATCATTTGGGTATTCTCCTTCGCGAAGGGTGTCCTTCGCGTATTATATCATGCGTCAACATGATTCGTTAAAGCCTTCGACTTAGTGCCGTCGGCGATACCCAAATTTAACCATGAAAACTAGACAAAACCTAGCAAAACATCTATAACCGACGGTATATAGCACTAAGCTAGCACAAAACAAGGCAAACCAAGATAAGGATTGTGGACGCGTAGAGAAATAAGGAACGCGAAACGCGAACTCAACGAAAATCGTCAGAGCCGAACGCGCGCGAAGGGGGGTGTCCATACGTAAAGCACAGCCCATCCATTTTTTGCACAGTTTTTTAGTATGCACACTTAATGAACACTCAGTGAACATTAAATACACACATTCTTAAATCGTGGTAAATCTTATTATTATTATACTTATATATTGTATACTATACTATAGCCCCGCTATAGTTTCGCTATAGCGACGCTATAGCCATAGGCTATGCGTTGGCTATTAGCCATTGATAGCCTTTCTTTGAAATAGAAATAGAATAAGAATATATTATATAAATAACCTTAAGTAAAAAAAACTAAAAAACCTTAGGTTAAATAAACCTTAGGTTAGGTAAACCTTAGGTTGCGAACTCAACCTTTTTGTTTTTGATTACTGTAACATAATCGTTATATTTTTAGCGGGGTATAAAATTATTTTTTAACAAATTCAGGAGTTTTAAATGCCGTACGAACAAAAAGACGATACGTTTTCAATATTTAAGAATGAAAAAACAAACGAAAACCAGCCAGACTACACGGGTCAGGGCAAAATTGGCGGGAAAGAAGTCAAAATAGCAGGTTGGAAGAAAGTGGGTCAGTCAGGAGTTGAATACATTTCATTTAAAGTAGAAGACAAAAACGCGCCGTTCTAATAATTTTAAATGCAAGTTGAATGCAGAGGAAAGAAGTTTGACGTTTACACACCAAAAGAAGCTAAAGAGCTTGGAATTAAAGTTATTAAGGACTGGCGTCAATCCCAAATTGGAGAATGGATACAAACTCAAGATAAAAAAGTTATCCAAGTTACTGGCAGGCGCACAGAAAATCATGCCAACATTAAAAAACCGTATATTTTTATTCGTACTGGATATGGCGAGTGTGGTGTCCACAAAAAACATGTCTATGCTCAAGAGCAACCTGATTACTACCGCGATAAATATTATTTCGGTAAAGATTTAGTTAAAAATGTACGCCCAACCGCAAAACAAAGAACATTTGTAGATGCTTTATTTTTACATGGAAAAACAGATAAAATGGGCATGTGGGATGCTGAATCTATTATTCTTGCCTACCAAACTATTTATAAAGACAACAACCCAGAGCAAGCCTTACGGCGCGGAATGGGAATCCTCAAAAGAAAGCATATAAGGGAGTATATAGCCTTGAATATGAGAGATAAGTTAAGCGCAATGGGGTTGGATGACGACTATGTTGCTAGTAAATACAGAGATATGATAGAAAATGCGGAGATTCCCGCTGCAACAAAATTAAATGCTCTCAATAGAGTTAGTGATATGCTTGGTCACTTAACTAAAGAGAAAAAAGAAGAACAAATTGAAGGTGTATTCGCATTATCTGATGGCGACATTAAAAAATTATCATCTGTACGAAAAACCATTGCAGAAACAACGTATGGCGCGCAAAACAGTAGAAACGAAGAATTACACACATCATCCACAGTCAAAAAGTGACCAAATTGACGTTTCACAACCTGGATTAGTTCATATTGATGACGAACCTTATTTTGTAGATGGTGTAGTAGCTAAATTTATCTTAGAATTGATAGATGAGGTAGATGCCTACAAAAAACAAATAGAAAATATAGAAAAATTCACAGGTGATTTCGGTGAAAGCTGACAAAAAGCAAAAAATGCTAGAAGCCATGTATTTGGACATTTTTACATTTGCTGAAGTCCTTTTTGGTGACCCTGATAATTCTATGCACTTTCATTGTCGCTCCAAATCGCCCGAATTTCACCGCGAAATAGCCAAAACCTTAATAGATATGGAAGCAGGCAATAAACTAGCCGTAGTGGCGCCAAGAGACCACGCAAAATCAACATTTATTAACCTGATATACCCACTTCATCGCATATTATTTGGTGAAGAGCGTTTTTTACTGCTTATTTCCGAATCTGAAATGCAGTCTAAGTATAATTTAGAAGCAATCGGCAACGAAATTGAGTTTAATCCTAAAATTAAATATTTTTTTGGCGATAGAAAGGGCGCCGTGTGGGGAAAAGAAGAAAAAGAGGTAATTGGCGGGTTTGATGAGTACGGGAAACCCAATGTTATGTGTAAATGCCTTATTCGTGGTACAGGACAGAAGGTTCGTGGACTAAAGTATGGAGCATATCGTCCAACTTTAACAATAATTGACGATGGGGAAGGCGAATCAAACAGCACTACCCCTACAGCAAGGGATAAATTCAGAAGATGGTTAAACGCAGCGGTTATTCCTGGTTCTGGAGACGCAAAACTTGTATTTATAGGTACAATCGTAGATACAGACGCATATTTAAATAGAATTGCGGGACCACTAGCGTATGATAAAGAAGGAAATTATAAAGTCAAGGGTTGGAGGTCGTTATTTTTTCAGGCTGTGCCTCAAGATTTGCCAAAAGGAAAATTTGGAACTTCTGGCAACGAGTTTACAGACAAAAAAGGCAATGTAAAGGTTTTGTGGGAAGATAGGCGTCCCTATTCGTGGTTAATGGCGGAAAAAGAACGCTTAAAATCAGAAGGTGACATTGCATATTTTTATCAAGAGTACCAAAATATACCCGTTGATGACAGTTTTCGTATATTTAAACAAAAAGATATGCGATATTGGGAAGGTAGGTATATGTATGAGGATAAACAAAGCTTTATCATGCGTACCGATGAAGGCAGAAGAGTAAAATTACCTGTAAATATGTTTATAGGCGTTGACCCAGCATCAAGTGAAAATGTAAAAGCAGATTATACGGTTATTATGGTAATAGCGGTAGACAAAGAGTACAATATTTACGTTCTTGACTACTTTCGAGGGCAAGTCGCACCGATGGATGGAGCTGATAAATTATTTGAGCTAGCGGACATGTATCATCCAAGAGATATTAAGATTGAAGAAACTGGACATGTGATGCTAGCTGATTATGTACGCAGACATTCAAAAGAAACAGGAAGATTTTATAATATTAATACTAGAAAGGCGATTAAGGCAAAATACTACCGTATTAAACAAATGCAACCTCATTTTGCGTCGCATTCTGTATTTTTAAAAGAATCCCATGAGGAATTGGAAACTGAGCTTTTAAATTTTAAGGAACATGGTACATTTAAAAAAGATACTCTAGATGCACTTCGTTGGGCAATAGATGATATATGGGCGCCTGACGTAGAGCAAAACGAAAAAGGAGAGTGGTTGCCACCGCCACCTATTACAGAGGTAGATTGGGAAACAGGTCAAATGTTTAGCGCTGCGGATTTCGTTGAAGCTTAATGGGAAATTTCGACATTGATTTAAACTTCGGTCAAATATACGAAGAAAAAATAAAAGAGCTTTTTGAAGGCGAAGGAAGTATCGAAGTAAAAACCGAACGCGATATTTGGGCTGATACAGGAAATATCGCTATTGAAATTCGTTCCAGAGGAAAACCTTCTGGTCTTTCTATTACAGAAGCAAAGTGGTGGATTCAGGTTTTTACAGTAGACAAAGATGTTAAATTTATGTTAATGTTTCGCGTTGATAAGTTACGAAAAGCCGTTAAGTACCTATATATCAATGAGTTAGCGCCAAAAATAAATGGCGGTGATGACAATACTTCTGAATTAATCCTGGTCCCAATTTCAACTTTACTTTTGTTAAACAAAAAATTTTGAATTTACTGTAACATTTTTGTAACATTTACCCACAACATATGTTAAACTTACGTCAGCTTGAAACTAAAAAAATTTCGGCAGAAGAAGTTAGGGCAGATTACTTGCTTTTTGAAAGCTCTTCTGATGAATACCGATACCAAATGGCAGAAGACCATGAATTTTATTTAGGGTCACAGCTTACCAAGAGTCAAAAGAATTACTTGCTCAGTGTGGGTCAACCCCCCGAAGCTAACAATAAAATACGTCCCGCCGTCGAGCAGGTTTTGGCGAATATCGCTGCATCTGCTCCTGAATGGGATGTTCACTCTGTGGGCAAAACCGATAATGATGCAGCGTTCGTCTTTGACCAATTACTTGATAAAATATGGTACGATTCTGATGCAGATGTCCATTTTCGTCAAGCATGTAAGGATTTCATTGTTAAAGGATTGGCTTATATGTATATCTACCCTGATTGGCAGGGAGATGGTGGTTTAGGAACTATTAAAGTAAAACGTATGCCACCTGAGTCTATTTTTGTAGACCCAAATAGTTCAATGCCTGATTTTAGCGATGCTAGCTCAATTATCTACTCCGACCTTCATACCAAAGAGCATTTAAAAGTATTGTTTCCTCAATACGCTAAACAAATTGATGATGCGGAAGAAAATCATCAAAGAAACGAGCAGGAATCTGGAAAGTATTCACGAGACAATATTGAAACCAGAGGAAGTAACGATTTAGACCATCAATCTAGAGTAAGGAAATATTGTTATTTCAAAAAAGTAAATATTCCTCATTCCTTAATTCTGGATACAAATACAGGAAAAAACCAATTATACAATCAAGAAGAATATAAAGAATTAATAAAAGACGATAAATACGAAGATTTTTTGCAAGAAGGAATTATTACAGAGCAATTAGCATATCAAACAAGAATTAGAGAAGTGTTTGTTGTTGGTGACACAGTTCTTTACGATGAGATACTTCCAATCTCTGAGTATCCTATCGCAGTAGCCTGTAATGAGCATGCTGGCAATCCGTTTCCTAGTGGCGATGTAAGGCACGCCAAAACCCCTCAACGCATGCTCAACAGGACTGAAGCGTTAATTATTTCGCATACCAATGCTACAACAAACTTTAAACTTCTTTACGAAGACGGCGCTATTGATGCTAGTGAAATACAAAAATGGCATATACCAAATGCAATTATTCGAGCAAATCCTGGCGCATTGGCAACAGGAAAAATAAAAGAATTTGCGCCCCCTGCTGTATCTTCTCAGTTATATACTGAAAAATCAAGATATGAAGTAGATATTGAAACTGTATTTGGTGCATACAAATTTTTACAAGGAAACGCTCAAGGCGCTCCTGGTACTGTAGGAGAAGCTCAAATTATGGATGAGTCTTCTTCTAGAAAGCAAAATTGGAAAATTTTACCTATTTACGATATGCTGACTAAAACAGCTAAAGTCGTAACACAGTGGATGCCAAGCGTATATGACCAACAACGAACATTGCGGATTGTAAGTCCAGTTGGAGATGAAAGTGAATTAACATTAAATATTCCTGTTATTGACGATAAAACAAATGCAGTTAAAAAACTATACGACATGACAACATCACAATTTGATGTTCGAGTAGTAGTCGGTTCTACTCGTTCTAAATCTCCAATGGCAGAATTACAAAAAGATTTAACTCTTCTGAATGCAGGTATTTATGATAAAACGCAAGTTATTATGAATATGAAAGGCGATATAGATAAAGCGTCATTAATGCAACGTATGGGAGAAATAGCAAATTTACAAGCGCAGTTACAACAAGCGCAGGAAGAACTCAAGAAAATGCAAGGTGACTTGCAAACTCGTGAGAGGGAAGTGTTCCATGCCAATATGAGGGCTGAAATTAGTGAAGCTACCAAACCAGTTTCTGAAGCGGTAAGCAACATTAAGTCTAATGCAAAGTTGGAACAAGCACGACAAAGAGACAAGACTCGCATGGTCGGTGAAGAATTGTCTGTCGTAAAACAAGCGATTAACTCAGAATCCAAAGCTCCGCAAGCATAGCGGATAACTTTAAAGGAGCATCGTAATGACAAATGAAGACCAGAAAAACCAGAATGAGACAATGAGCGAAGATAACCTTCTTGCTGAACTCGATGAGTTTAACACAGGCTCTTCACCTGAAGCTGAACAAGAACAGCAAGTGGAAACACAAGAAGCTGTCGAACAGCCAACAGAAGCTCAAGAGACTCAATCTGATGAGAAAGTTGATAAAGTAGAACCAGAGCAAAATGAATCAGAGATTGAGCAATGGTTAATCGAGAACAAATTCAAGAATGATGAGGAAGGAAAACAAAAGCTGGCAGAGGCTTACAAGCAACTCCAATCCAAAACAGATAAGGAAAGAAATGAATGGAGTAATCAAAAAGAAAAGTTTGATAAGCTAGCTCAGTTAGATGATTTTCTTGCCAACAATCCTGATGTTGTAAAAAACCTTACAGATTCTGTACAGGAAAAACAAAAGGATATGAATGCACCGCCTGTTAAGCCTGAAGATTATGATATTCTCGATGAAAGCATTGATAACTCTAGCTCCGCTAAATGGAGAGCAGAACAAGACCAATGGCTAATACGTCAAGGTGCTGCTCAAGCCATGATGGAGGTGGAAAAGTTAAAGTCTGAACTCACAGAGTCTCAGGCATTTGACGAAGAAACCATACAGCTACAGAAAATGGGGTTAAGCGATACAGATGTTGTTGAATACAGACAATTTATGGCTGACCCAAATAATGTATCTCAGGAGAACCTAGTTCAAATTTGGAAAACTTTATCAAACAAAGGGAATAGTCCTGAACCAAAATCAAATGAGCAAGCTCCTAAGGTAAAAAATAAACAGAATAGCGCAGCCTCTGTTAGCGGGAATGCGCCTCAAGCTATTGAACCAGAAGAAAAAGCTGTAGACGATTTTTGGAAAGGGATTATGCAATTTAATAATACTAATACATAGTGTTATAGTCTCTTTTTTTAAGTGGACTGTAGCATTATCGTAACATAAATAGGAGGTAGCATAATGGCTACAAATTATGGTACGGGTACAGCTCTTCAGTTTTCAGATGCGTCTCAAAGACAAGTTCTTGAATTGGGAGAAAAAATCCACTACTACAATCCAAATGTTACTCCCATTTTCTCATTTTTTGGAATGAAGTCAAGCGTGACTCCAGTCCCTATATTTGAGTGGATGGAAGATGAGTACATGATTAAAAAATCCGTTAAAAAAGCAATGGTTACAGCAACTGCTGGAGATATTGCAGCAACTGCCGATGTTGGTGACACAACGACTGGTGGAATTAATGGTCACAATACAATTGTTAGGTTTGATAAACAAGCTGATTTAGAGCTTTTTGAAGTTGGAGGCATTTACACGCTTGGAACTTCTGGGCATGCAACAAATCAAGGTAACGTAACTCATGTTATTGCAGTTGCAATTGGAAAATCTGTTAACAGTGCAAATGCTACAGACAGGATGGTTCAATTTATTGGCTGTCATGTTAAATCTGGCGACTCTACTGTTTATCAAGTTGAACAATGTGATGATGGAAGTGACCTTTTTGGGGTTCACGCAAGCGAAGTTATGACTTTAACACACTTTGGAACCGCTGGGCAATATGATGGTGGCGCTTACAAAGGTTCTAATGGTCTTTGGCAAGCTGAAGCGCTTTTTGTTGATGACAAGGAGTTTAAGTTAGAAGGTGGCTCTGGTGTGTATGCTGAAGGTGCTGCGGTTGGTGCTGAAACTAGTAAAAAAGTTCGTAGGTTGAAAAATTGTACGCAAATTTTTCGCGAACCTTACACTATTACTGGTACAGCAAAAGCGTCTAAACATTACGGTGGTTCAGAAATGTCTCGTTTGCAAGCTAGAAAGCTAGCAAAAATCAAAGCAGATATTGAATGGGCTATTCTTACTAATGGCGCTATTTCTCTTGATGCTAGTTCAGAAAACCCAAAAAGAACATTTCAAGGTCTAGGTCTTGGAAGTTCAAATGGTTCCATTGTTTCTTTGAATGGATATGACAACACAAATCTTCAGTTAAATAATTCTTCTGGAGCTTTAAACGATATGGATGGAGTTGTTGAATACGTTTTTTCTGACATGGTTTCTGGAAGTATGAGAAAAACAGTGTTTGCATCAAACAAATGGATGGTAAAGCTAGCTTCAATGACAAGAGGTAGTGATACTGGTTTTTACGATACTGGTGAAAAAACAAAAAGCGGTCTAAGAGTTCGTTCCTACATGGGACCTGTTGGAGAGCTTGAGTTTGTTCCTCATCCATTTTTAAAAGGTGCATATGAAGATTATGCAATAGCGGTTGACCCTGCGAATTTTTCAATTCGTCCTTTAGCTGGTCGCGATATGCAACTTCGTAAAGACATTGTTAAGGATGGTCGTGATGGTCAAACTGATGAATGGCTAATGGAAGCAGGTGTTGAGCTTCGTAATGAGCAAACACACGCTATCTTAAAGCTAGTCTAAAACCTAATAATCGCTTGGGGGCGGCAGAGAGCAATGTAATCGAGACCGCCCTCAAGATAGGAAAAATTATGAAAAAAACAACATACGGAACGGGAGCAACGACATTTAGCGATGGTTCGTCAAGAATGACAACTACGTTAGGAAAGAAAAAATCGCGAGTCCGTAAAAAACGTAAAAAGAAATACTAATGAGATATCAAGAAGCATACGAATTAATTGATGCAGGGGTAGTTGCAGGTGGAATTGAAATTCCCGTATCTCACAATTTAATGGAAATCTACTTTGACCAGGCTGTAAATGATATTGCTATGAGAGCAGTCCGTAAAAAGGATTTTCAATCGTTCAGCTCTAGCGGTAAAGAGTATATTTTTACTAAAAACAATTATTCAGGTCAAATTTACAAGGTTGAGTTGGACCAAGTCGATGTTCCTTTTGTGGATGAATCTGCAATTATATCGAATGTTGAAGATGACGATGTTTCTAAAATTGGATACTATATAAAAACAGATACTTCAACGGGTTCCATAACAGGAATTACAGGAGCATCCCCAAGTGAAGTAACATCAGCCTCTCATGGATTAGAAACTGGAGATTATGTTATTTTTAGCGAAATAAAAGGTCATTATACAACAGCAAGTAAGGTATCTCACTTAAATAGCAAAAGACTTGTGATTACTAAAGTAGACGCTAACAGTTTTTCTGTGGCAGTAGATTCTTCTAGCGGAACAACTGCGTATTCTAGCGGTGGATTTTGGCAGGAAGACACACATAAGATATATTTAACAAAGAATCCTGATTCTGGAGATACACTAAAAGTTTACTATTATGCAAAACCAGAACCAAAATCCAGTATAGCTAGTAGGGTAGATTTACCCGAACAATTAATTCCAGCGGCAATTCACAATACATTAGGTCATTTTTTAAATCTTGGAGGGAACCTTCAAGTTGGTAGCGGGCATATGGGATTAGCAAAAAAGCTGGAACAAGAATACATTGACACTTCGCGAGCAAAAGAACCAATGCCTCACTTGGTTCCAAATCCTATGCAAGTATTTGTTACAACAAGAAATGGCTCTATTGGTAACCTAACTGGAGCAGATGATTAATGGCAAATTTTCAAGAAAGAATTGAAGATATAATTGGAGCTGTTACAAGTGTGGGTTCTGATGATGTGACTGCAAATCAGCAAGCTATACAAGATGCGTTGCAAGATACTGCAAAAGATATTATTAATAAAGTTCGACCAGATATATTTATTCAATTTGCTACAAAATCATCTAATGTTACATCCAATCCTATTGCTACCGATTTAGAAAATTCAAGAATAGTTTTAGTGGAGAGAAGAGAAGAGGACGACACAACGAGTTTGTATATATCTTGCGTTTTTATTGACGCTTCTTTACAAGGGAAAATACAAAATCCACATAGTATTTTTTATGCTACAGACGAAGCTCCTAGATGGACGTTTAATGATAATGATGTATATATTTATCCAGAGCCTTCTTCTAGCAATCCAGCTAGATATTATTCTATGAATAACCCAACAATAGAACACAACGATAGTGCTGTTGCTAAGTTTCCTGACGAGCTAGAACATGCCTTAGTTTTAGGTGCTAGCTCAAGATTAAAATTTAGAGCAATAACGTTTTACAACGAGGATGAAGACCCAGAATTAGTGACACTTCATCGCGCTCAATATCAGGAGTTGCTTACAGAATATAACAATGCGCTAGCTCCATTTCTAGCTCGTAGTCAATAATGGCAAAGCAGACCTATGTTATTAAAAATTTTCACGGTGGTTTAAATTCTAACGCCGACCCTAGAGATATAGCCCAAGAAGAAGCGTCAGATATAAAAGCTGGCATTACCAACCTTGGCAAGTTAACAACTTTAGGACAGTTTGATACTGGGACCACTACAGGCTCAAATACAACAGGGGACATAGTAAATAAGTATGGGCTATTTGTAATGAGTAGCGATACGAAAATAGACAATAGTGCTGGTTCTGAAACTTTAATATTTTTATATGACCAGGGAACAAACATTGATGTTTTAGATAGCTCTGGTTGGAATGCAAGTGAAATAACAGTAGCAGGTAGTTCTAAGCCTGTGTTTTTTTCTGCTGATGGTATATTAAGAGTTGGAGATAAAAACTTAAACTCTCTTGGAAGATGGTATGGGTATATTAATCGAACTGCATTTTCTTCACTAGGTTCTTCAGAAGCGATAAACGATTGGATAGATACAAACGCATATCCAGCGACTCCAAGTGCTGGAAATTGTTTAATTAGCACTCCAAATAAAGCATCTGATAGCACTGGTCCAAATTCAAATATAGCACAATATATAGGCGCAATTGGAAGCGGTTTAATTGATAATAATGCAGTAAATCTACGAGTTGGAGTTGCAGGGGTAACGTCAGTAAAAACAGACGGAACTGCAATTAACGCCAGTCATGATTCTGCAAAAGTTCCAAATGAATCTGCTAACTTAATGGATGATTATAGAAAATATACAGGTGGAAGTAGCGGGGCATATGCAAATGCTGAAGACGTATATCCGTTGTTTTTAAATAACAATATTATAATGGGCGGAAAAGAGAGCCACGATGCTTTTAACGGGGCATCAAACGAAATTAAAGATGACGGTTCAGTTGCTAATTTAAATTATACAATTAATGATAAAAAATCAGTTGCCGTTGGTGTGTATTTTTGGCAAGAAGAGTTAGATAGGGTAAATGTTGTTACTATAAAACTAGGTGGAGATTCAAGCAATTACAGAGAATGGCAAGTTCCTGTATCTAAGCTAGCAGTGGGTTGGAATATTCTTGTTTGCGAACAAGGATTGCAAACTTCTGAAACAGGCGCACCTCCAGCTTATGGAGATAGCCATGACTATTATAGCATTACAGTAACCCAAATTAATGCAACAAATGGAAACGCAAATACAGATGTTCCAAAGTTCTATATTAGTGGTCCAGTATTAATTGAAAATGCTGGTAGCATAGGTTACACAGAAGGTACATATTCATTTTATTATACTTGGTTATTTGACGATGAAAAACAAGAATCTATGCCATTTAAATTTCAAGACACAGACTCAAGTGACAGTTATGCAAAAGAATTAAATCAAGTTACAATTGTTGGCTCTACTCTTCTTTTAAATTTTGACATATATATAAATGCTAAGCCAAGCGGTACATATGGATTAAATAAAAGAATTATAGGTTCTCGCGTTTATTATAAAAAAACAGATGATGATAATTATTACTTAATTGGAGAATCTAATTTTATTGATAAAGGTTTTAAGTTTTTTCCTGAGGCAGAAACATACGATTATAGCTTTATTGATGTAACAGACACAACAACTAATCTTGCCAATGCGGTTGCTGTTACTGGAATAACTCCTGAAAGGGCAAATGTGGTTGATACTTGGAAAAGCTTAAATGGGTTTTATCAAAAAGTTGATACTTTGCAAGCATCTTGGAAAACAGGAACTGTTCAGGGAAGAAGAGCGTATGTTGGAAACGTTAAGCAAGACAACGTTACTTATCCAGATAGAATGTTAAAAAGCATGGTTAATCGCTTTGATACATTTCCAAATAAAGACAGTATTGTTGATGTTGCGGTGCGAGACGGAGAAAATATTGTTAAACTGGAATCATTTGCGGACAGAATATTGCAATTTAAAGAAAAAACACTATATGTGATTAACGTTGCTCAAGGTTCTGAGTTTCTAGAAAATATTTATCCATATAATGGGATTGCAAATGAATACCATAGTATAAAAACAGATAAAGGAATTGCATTTTTTAATGAATATGGTGCGTATTTATTTACAGGAAACCAGGTAGTTAATTTATTAGAAAAAAATGGAAGAACAGTTATTAGCGAAGATACATGGAGAACCTTTATTACTGACAGCGGAATAGAGGATTCTTCTATTGGATATGCTCCTAAAAAACATCAAATTGTATTTTTAAACTACTCAGGAATAATATACGTTTATAATTTAAAATTAGGCTCGTGGATTTTTACGGGAAATGCGTTAAGTACATATAGAGATTATGATGCTAGAAAAATTACTAGGCTAGCAGTAGATGGAGACAATAATATGTTTTTTATTGGTGGCACAAATTCTACTGTTTATAAATATAGCCATCTACCGTCTACTACTCATGATTTTACATATATTACAAAAGATATTGACTTTGGTGACCCTTCAATTAGAAAAAAAATATACAAAGTATATATAACCTATAGAACGGCTGCAAATGAACTTCCTAATATAGTTTGTACTTTTGATGTAAATGGAGAAACAGCATATGATAAAACATTTAAAGACGGAACTAATTACTCTACTTTTTTATCAGATTACAAATCACTTTTGCCGTCTGCAAATTGGACAACAGCGGTTTTAAAACCAACAACTAGCTCTGAGGCAAATAATATTTATTCATTTGCTTTAAAATTAAATATTAACTCTAATGTTCGCTCCAATACGGCTCAAGGGGCTGATGATGCAACTCATATTACACTAGACTCAGGTGCTTCTTCAGTCGATGATTATTATAATAATATGCAAATCACAATATGGAGCGGAAATGGATTGGGTGAAACAACAAGAATACATGATTATGTAGGTAGTTCTAAGGTAGCAACTGTAACACCTGCATGGAGTACAACCCCAAACAGTTCTTCTAAATTTATTATTGGCTTAGTTCCGTCCTCTTTTGAGATAAACGACATTACTATTGTCTATAGAGCAAAAAGTGTGAAATAATGGCATTTACAAGGCAAGAAAGAACACTTAGCGGTAGAAAATCAAATCTACCTTTGATTAGAAAAGGAATACCAGATTCTAGGGAAGGATTTCATGGTGATATTGCATTTATAGAGCTAGATGGGATTGGCATTGTTCAATATGTAAAAATTGAAAATAACTGGAAAAGAGTAGGATTTCAGGAAACATTCGCAACAACACAAGCAGAAGTAATTTCAAATGAAATAAAAGAAAAAGAAGATACATTAAGTGATTCTGATTTTATTCATAGCGATGGTTCTGTTCCCTTTACTGGTAATCAATCGCATGGCGGAAATAATATTACAAACGTTGGTTCGTTAGACGTAGATGGAGCCACAACGTTAGACCAAGTAACAATAGACACTACAGATGGAGATTTTTTAGTAAGCGGTGGAAACGATATTAATTTAACAACAACTGCGAACTGTGATTGGAATACCGCTACTCTTGATTGGGATAATTCTTCTACATTTAATCTTACTTCGCTTGGCGATTCTATTATTAATGCAACGGGAGTTGAAGCAGCACCAAAAACAATTACAATTCAAGGCGGAGATTCTGGATTTAGTGGAAGTGCATTTGGATATTCAAAAATGCTTGCTTACAATAAAATTAGCGAAGATGGCAGTATTACAGATAATTTTGATACGAATGGAATAGAAATAAAAGCAGACGCTGGCAATACAAGTGCTAAGCATAATAATATTTTAATTCAACAATACAATACACATTCAAAAGGCAGTGGTTATGGTGTAATGATAAAAAGTTCCAATGGTATTTATATTGATTCTGTAAACAACAATCAATCTCAAAATACTGCAATTATAATGCAAGCAACTGGAACTATAGATATTGGTTTAAGTACCTCTTCGGCGTTGTCTCCGAATACAAATCAAGCAAGGACTAAAATACATGGTGTATCTGAGGTAGAAACTTTATATAGACCAGCCTCTGACGGAACCGCTCATACAGATAATCATTATCCAATAAACACAGCTACACATTCAGTAAAATTTGACCATATAGATACGTTTAAATTATTAAGAGCAACAACATATTTAGCTAGCAACACATCTCTTTCTAATTCTTCGTCTATGACTATAGTCCATCAAGACAATGACGATAATTTACTAGGTACTGTTTGGATGGTTACTGTTTATTGGAAACATTCAACCACAAAGAAAAATTTACAAGTTTTTTGGGTTTATTTTACTTCTTCAAGTTCTCACAATATAGTAAAAGTTGTTGAAGATTTAAATGGTAGCACTACAGCAGGTGTTTTATCTTGGACTTCTGGAGGTGGAATTGTCTGGACAAATCAAGATACTCAAAATGCAAGGGTGCATGCCTCTGCATTAAAAATACAAGGTAGTAACGATTTTTAAATAAGGAATTATTATGGCAACAGCAACAAATCAAGATATATTACAAGCATACCAACAAAGTATTGGTGCTGGTGAAGGTCAGGTTAATACTCAGTTATTAATACAAGCCTTAAGAGATAGGCAAAGAAAAGCAGTAGAGGAAGACGCAATGAAAGCAGAACGCTGGAAATCTGGTGGAAAATTAGGTTTAAATGCTTTAAAAGCCAGAAGAGACTTTTTGTTAGCAAAAAGAGCAAATCCTGATTTAAAATTTACACAGTTTATGTCTGACCCTCAAAGTGCGGGTAAATATATGGAGCAAGGTTCAAGCCTTATAGCGTCAGGTAAAGAACAACCAATAGGGCTAAGAGAAACATTTGGGCTTGGAAGAAAAAAAATTGCTGAGCAAAAACCATTTTTTGGTGAAAAAGAAGTTCAAAAGCAAATGGGAAAGGCAATGAAAAACAATCCAAATTTTGCAAAAAATTTTATGTCTGAAAAACAATTTAATACAGCTCCTCAATTAGAAGGGGGGATTATGAGTCCAGAATACAATTTACCATCTCAACCAGTTGCACCTCCACCACCAATGGGAGATGTTACTGGAGCGGGATTGCAAAATACTCTTTTATCGAAACCAGATAATATAATACAACAAGCTGCAAGCGGTATTTCACCAAGCACTTTGCCTCCAAGTAGTCAGATAGATGCGTTACCACTAATTCAAGGAAGTAAGGCAAATCCGATTATGCTTCCTCCAGTAGATGCAGTAACAAGCACGGCAAATAACATATCTCCAATTCAAGGACCTATGGGAGATATGATACAAAAAGTTCCTGTTAAGGACCCTTTGGCTGGAGCTAGCGCAGTAAAACAAGGTTTAGGTCAAAAAGCATTAGGTAGCGTTGGTGGAATTTTACAAACATTAAAAGGTGCAAAAGGAATGGCTAAAGAAGGTGCAAATATAGGAAATGTATCTCAAAGTCTTGGTGGAATAGCAACATTAGCAGGTTTGGGACCAATAGGTCTTGGTTTAGGTTTAATGGGTGGAATTGCATCGTTAAGGAGAAGAAAATAGGAGTTTATTATGGCAAGTAAATGGCATCCAGCAGCAGGCGATTGGGGAATTTTTGGTTCTACAGAAGGAGCAGACCAAGCTAGGAAAGCTAGAACTGCAATACAGCAACAAATGCAAGACATTCAAGGTAGAAGGGAAGGTTTAACAGAATATTTTGAAGGACTACGAGGATTTAATCAGCGAGAAAATGAACTTACTGAGGCACTTAGAGAAACAGAGCTAGCACAAGGAAGGACTGCAAAAGCAGGAAGCCAACAAGGTTATTTATCAAGTTTAGAAAACTTTTTAACAAGTTCTTATAATATTGGCTCTGAATCTGATGCTAGAGTTAGTAGAGCTAATTTAGCAACAGCAAACAATCCTCAAGAGATGTTTGCTTTACAGCAAAGAAGAAGAGCGGTAGAACAAACAGCAGACGCACAAAGGATAAAAGATGAATCTATGGGGCAAAATCTAACTGCTAGCGATTTAGCGTTTAGACAAAAACAAATAGGTCAAGAAAGAGCGGACTTACAATTAGGAATGGAAGAAACAAGGTCACAGCAACAGTTATCAGACCAATTGTTTCAATTACGAGAAGCTCTTAATCAATATTCATAGAGGTATATAATGGCATATAGAGAAAAAGTATTTAATGCAAATGTGCTTACTGATTTATTAAGTACATACTTAACACATAGAGCTGGTGAGCGTGAAAAGTATTATGAAGCTGAGCAACAGGCTAATAAACCTATTTATAGAACTTTAGGCAAAAGTCTTTATGAAATAAACCCAGGGACAGGGCAATCTAAAGAAATAATAAAAGGCGAACCAACTCCAGAAAAAGCAGTAAAAGCATATAACCCAAATACCCGTAGAATGGAATTTGTTTCTCAAAGCGATGCGATTGGAATGGCAAGCGAAGCCCCTGTTATCTCAGAGCAAGATAAAGCAAAAGATTTTTTAGAAGGTTACAAAAATAAATACCCAGATATTGACGTTTCAGATATTGAAAGTAATTTACTAGACGTAGACACAAAAGAAGAAAATACTTTTTTAAGAAGCGAACTTGGTAAAAGAGAGACTAGGTATGTTGCAAATAAAAAAGGTGGACGAATAGCAACAGCTAGGAACGTTATTAAAGCAAATGAAAGTATATATAATAAATTAGGCGATAAGTTTGCAATATTAGACGATAATAGTAAAAACCTTGATTATAGAGCTAGAAAAAGAGAAAAAAAAGCATTACAAAGCACTATGAATGCGTATGGAATAAACAAGCAAGTTTATTTAAAAGAAGATTTGCCAAAATTAAAAGAAGAATATTTAAAATTAATTCCTAAAAGTTCAAATACAGAAAGCAATATAGAAAAAATAAAAAAAATGAATGCTGATAAGCTTTTTGACGAAATTGAAAGAATGGAAGAAAAATATGGAATAGATTTACCTTTTTGGTTGCATAGAGAAAGGTATAAAGGTTTTAATGAATTTGAAAACTTATTAAATAGTATGGAAAATGTCACAAAATAATAAATTCGCAGATATATTTGCATCAGAGTACGGTAGCGCAAATAATGACGATTTTATTGAAGACAGCTTATCTACTTCAAATAACTTATCTGATATATTTGCATCAGAATATGGAAGTTCTGTAGAAGGAAATGAAGAAAAATCTGATTTATTATGGAATGAAGATGAAATTCAATCAGATTTAGCTGAGCTAGATAGAATTGAAAAAGAATACACAGTTCCTAACTTAACTGGGACTACGGTAAATAACGCAGATGATATTTTTAGAAAAGTGTATCAAAACCCTGATTCTGCTCAATCTATTATGGGTAGTGTTGCAAACCCAGATTTTAAAGCATCTCAACAGGTAGATAGTTCAGATTATGGCTTATTTCAAATAAACGACAAGTATTGGTCAGAAACTTCTCAAAAATTAATTGGTAAATCTCCTGCTGAATTAAATCCATTTGAACAAATAGACGTAGCGTCTGCTATTGAAAAATCTCCTTTAGGGTACAGTAATTGGGTTGCGTATCAAAACAAAGAGCATAAAGAATTTGAAGGTATAACAGATGAAGAAATAATAAATAAGTATAATGTTTCTTCAGAATTGCTTAATTATATTAATCAACCAGGAAAATTTGATAATCCGCAATTAATAAAACAAATAATGCTAGCAGAGT